GCTCAACGAAAGCGGCCACAGTGGCTGGTCTGGGAAAACGTCCCCGGTGTCCTGTCATCGAACGGAGGACGGGACTTTGGAAGCTTCCTCGGGGCGCTGGCTGAAATCGGGTATGGGTTCGCCTACAGGGTTCTTGACGCTCAATACTTCGGAGTGGCCCAGCGACGCCGCCGTGTGTTCGTTGTCGGATACCTTGGAGATTGGAGGCGTGCCGCAGCGGTTCTTTTTGAGCGCGAAAGCCTGTCAGGGAATCCTGCGCCGAGCCGAGAAGCGAAACAAGAAGCTACCGGAGCTACTGAGACAGGCTCTGGAGAGCGTGGCACAAAAACAGGAATAGCGTTCGGTGCTGACTTATCCCAAAGAGCCGAGGGAATCGGATTTAAGGAGGAGGTCGCTCCGTGCATAGCAGGAAATAAGCACCCCGGTCACGGCTCTCATGTCTTGACTTGCGCCGAGGTTGCCCCCGCTGTTACTACAGGCCCTCCTTTCAGTCGCACAGGAAACGAGCGAGTAGAGTGCGAGGCCATTGTGCCGGTGACCGCCAGGATGCGCGGATTCGGTGACTACGAGTGCGATGGCACTGCGTCAGCACTGAAGGCCCGTGACTACAAAGACGCCACTGATCTTGTGGCAGAAGAGTTAAGCGTCAGACGCCTGACACCAACCGAGTGCGAGAGGCTGCAGGGATTTCCTGACGGCTTCACGCAAATCCCGTACCGCAACAAGCCAGCAGAGAAATGCCCAGACGGGCCACGCTACAAGGCTCTGGGCAACTCTATGGCTGTGCCAGTGATGCGCTGGATAGGTGAGCGCATCCAAGCGGTGGGGGCTATCTGATGGGGTTCGGAGGAAAAATCAAGCGAACAACGGCTGACGGCCACTTCAGCAACTGCGTTCGGATCAGGGCCAAGTGGAAGTGCCAGAGGTGCGAGACGGACTACACAGACCGCAATCGCCAAGGCCTTCAAGCGAGCCACCTGATTGGACGGGGTCATTACGCGGTTCGGTACGACCCGGCTAATGCCCTAGCGCTTTGCACACGGTGTCACCACGACATGACGGCGCATCCGGTAGAACACGTTCAATTGTGGAGGAATTTACATGGCTCGATCTACGGCAGGGACTCTTCTGACCAAGCTCTTAACGCTTTACTCAGGCGATCAACAGACGAAGAAAGAAAGCGATACGCCAAAGAGCATGAAAAGGAAATCAGCAAGCACTACAGAGAAACCTTTAAGGAACTTGAAATCTATTACGAAGCCACGGAAGGGGAAGACAGCTATGAGTTCGAAAGCTGCAAATACAGGTAAGCGGCACATGGTCATACCCGACGTTCAGCACAAGCCAGGATGCTCCACGGATCACCTGCGGTGGGCGGGTCTTCATGCAGTAGATCAGCTCCCTGACACGATCATTGTGATCGGGGATTGGTGGGATATGGAATCGCTCAGTAGTTACGACAAGGGACAGAAGTCTTTTGAGGGCCGTCGCTACTGGAAAGACATTGAGTCCGGCAACGAGGCTATGGATGTGTTCATGGCTCCAATCGTCAAAGAGGTTGCTCGCAGAAAGCGGAACAAAAAGAAGGGCTGGGAGCCGCGCCTGATCTTTACCACTGGCAATCATGAGTACCGCATTGACCGCGCAGTAGAGAAGCAAGCTGAGCTAGAGACCATGCTGAGCCGTGACCACTTCAACCTGGAGAAGTATGGGTATGAGGTTTACGACTACTTGGAGCCTGTAGTGGTCGATGGTGTTGCGTACAGCCACTTCTTTACTTCAGGTGTACTCGGGCGTCCGGTCAGTAGCGCCAGAGCAATGCTGACCAAGAAATTTATGTCGTGCTGCATGGGCCATGTTCAGCAGAGAGATATCGCGTTCGGCACAAGAGCTGACGGCAAGCGCATCACTGGAATCTTCTGCGGGATCTATTACCAGCACGATGAGGGCTACCTGACTCCTCAGACAAACACTGAGCAGACATGGTCGGGCATCTGGATCTTCAACGAAGTCAAAGACGGGAGCTTCGACGAGCTACCAGTCAGCATGAACTATCTGCGGGGTAAGTACTCATGAGAATCATCATCGATGTAGACCCTGATCAAATCGACTGGTCAGAGGACAGCCAGGCAAAGGTCCATCGCCGGGTCGAGGAAGCCTGGGGGCAACCCCTAACTTGGGAAGAGGTGGACTTTAACGTCAAGGGCAAGTTCTACGGCGAGCCGATAGAGATCTATGACGACGGCTCTGGTTACGACGAGTGGGAAGCAATCAAGTACTTGATGGGAGGTGAGTGATGAGCATGAGAGATGTGAGTCCAAAGCGTTTGAACGACGCAACGGCTGAGGAGTGGGATCAGGTCAACAAGCCTCAGCACTACAGGGTGGGTGAAGTCGAGGCCATTGAGTACATCGGGCAGCAGCTCGGGCCAGGGATCAAGGATTACTACTTAGGCAATTTGCATAAGTACCTGCACCGCCATCGGTTCAAGGGTCAGCTAGTAGAGGATCTACGGAAGGCCCGTTGGTATCTGGAGAAGTTGATCAAGGAGGAAGTGGGCGAATGATTCACCCCATCAACGTAAGGCTGGTGAAGTCTGAGGTAGCAAGGGTAGAGCAAGCTGCCGCCCTGCGTTACCAGCTAGCTCGCGCCTCTGGGGTCGAAGACAAGCTGATCGATACATCTCGCGGCGGAGAGGAGGCTGACCTGCCTGGGCTGAAGGCAGAGGTGGCGGTGGCCAAGCTGATGGACGCTGAGTTCAACGCAACCACGCTAGGACTTGATAACGGATGCGACCTTTACTTGCAGTGCGGGGCTAAAGAGGTCGGTGTGCAGGTGAAGTCTACGCACCACATCGGTGGCAAGTGGTTACTAGGTACTCCCCACGCAAAGCACAACTGGGATGTGGCGGTGTTTGTTCGCCCTACTGACAAAGACTCAGTGATGCAGGTGTACGGCTGGATAAGAAAAGCTGATTACGAGGAGAAGCTGGAGAAAGTGGATTTAGGTCACGGCCCAGGAGACGGTGTTTCGATTGATCACCTGAGATCTATGGAAGAGCTGTGGCGAGAGATTAACGAGAAAAGGAGTTTGTGAATGGAAGCAAATCGTTATCTAGAGCTGAGTAGGCTGGACTGCTCGGATGGTGTCGAGGTCAAGCACGGAGGGCTGAAGTACCTCAAATGGAGTGTGGCCTGGCACAAGCTGGTGTCGTTGTATCCCGACAGCACCTACTACTTTGGTGAGCCTTACATCCTGCCGGGCAATGGCACGGTCATGGTGAAGGCTGGGGTCACGGTTAAGGGCATCACGCATGAGATGCAGCTACCTGTGCTTGATCACAGGAACAAGCCGATCTCTGAGCCTAACGCCTTTGACTACAACACGGCGCAGATGCGCTGCTTCGTTAAAGCCATTTCAATGCATGGATGCGGGATCAGCCTCTATCACGGCGACACCAACGTCACAGGCATGTCTCAGTTTGAAAAGGCGCAGGAGCTGATCACTGACGAGGATTGGATTGGGTTCCATGAGTATGTGAACAACTTGGGGGAAGAGGAGGTTAAGGAGGTTTTCAACGGTGCTGGGCCTGGGCAGAAGACAGCTTTCAAAACGCAGTGGCGGGAGGCACTGAAACAGGCAGAGGAATTACTGGCGGGCTACACGACGGCAGTACAAGAGGCAATCGCAGCGGGAGATCCTGCTGGATTGGAAGAGCTTCGCGAGGAGTTGACCAAATACGAGATGAAGATCGTAGGCGGGCGTCTCAGCGCTGAAGAGCAGAAGCAAGCAAAAGAGCTAAAGGAGTTAGCGAATGGCTGATTATGACGATACCAACCGTGGTGCGATGTTCAAGCGTGATAAGGAGGGCAATGAAAAGCGTCCTGACTACTCCGGCCCACTGAATGTCGATGGCACGGAGTGGCAAATCGCAGCATGGATCACAGAGTCCAAGGCGGGTACTAAGTACATGTCACTGCGAGTAGAGCCGCCCTATGAGGCTAAGCAACAGCCCCAGGCACAAGCAGGTAGCAGCCTGCCAGAGCCTGAAGATATTCCCTTCTAATCATGGAAGGGTTTTACAAAATTTCGGACATAGTGCGGACGCCTGGAAGCGGGACTGAAACACTATTGCCGATCTGCAGATCTACTTGGCTAAACGGGGTGGACGCTGGAAAGTTCCCCCGGCCTGTGAAGCTCCTTGGGCGCAACGTATGGCGCAAGGAGCAGATACACCATCTCATGGATGAGATTGGAGCAGGTAAGCTAGGTGGGTGATGTACGGGGCCAAGGATGGCCCCTTTTTTATGAGCTGTATCCCAGCAGGTAACGCGACCAGTCGTCCATCAGGCGACGACGCTCATCAATGAAGTCAGAGCGCAGGTAAGCAGCCCGCACCTTGTCCCTGTCCTGGTGTGACAGCGCTATCTCCGACACCAGGTCGTCTACGCCATTTCCCGCACACCAGTCCTTAAACGCTGACCGCATACCATGCACAGTGAACTCACCAGCATGTTTCTTGACCTGCTTGCGTACAGCCGTACAGGAAACATAGGGAACCTTGCCACCCGCCCCCGCAAAGACGCGCTCAGTGCGCGCTGGCATGTCACTGACGATGTCTAGCACGGGCTGTGACAGCACCTGAGTGAACGCCAGGTTGCCCTTCATGCGCTCCTCAGGGATGTGCCAGTCGTTGCCGTCTATCTCACCAAACGCCATGCCACGGCCCTCGTTGGATCGTGTGGCGGTGAGCATCAGGCATCGCAGTGCAGTCGCTGAGTTAGATTTAGACTTCAGCAGCTTGGCGTAAAGCTCCGGCGCAAACGTGAAAGGGATGGCCGCGTGATGTGCGACCTTGTGCTTGACGTTGGGGAGCTGAGTCATCAGCAGCTCTTTGTCAAAAGGATTGGCCTTTTCATACAGGCCCAGCGCGATGGCTGAGACCATCACCTGTTTAGCTTTGTTACGAACTCGGTCAGCCGCCTCTGGCTTGTCTAGCCAAATACCTCTCAGCGCCGACGCAGCCATCTGCAGGTCAATTTGATCTATCGGCGTCTGCATAAGGCCAGGCAGGTGGTTGTACAGGGCGTTGCCCCAGTTGCGCTGATCCTTCTCGCTGGTTAGCTCGACCTTCTTCTTGTTGTTGAACCAGTCTTCAAAGTACTGACCAAGCGTGATCCCGCTAGAGGTAATCACCGCTTGCTCGGTCTTGGTAGCCACACGGGGGTCTATGCCCTGCTCGACTAGCTCTTCTTTGTCTAAAGCTCTCCTGCGGGCGTCTGCCAGGCTTAGCTTGCCCAGACCAACCTCTATCTGTTTGCCGTATAGAGTGCCGCGCCATGACCAGACGACACCACCCTGTCTCTTGATACCGCGTAGGCCTGCTCCGTCGTTGAGTCTTTGCCCGATTGGGGCGTTATCCACTTCCTTGGTTCTCAGTAATCTGCTGCCCATATCTGCCTCCTAAAAAAAGGGATCGATCCCATCCTGGCGCTGATTGGGCATATACTATAGTAAACACTTTTACATAGCAAATAACGCCGAAGCGTTGGTATTGCTTGTTTTAGGGCTTAGAAATGGGTACTGAAATCATGCACTTAAATGCGGGAATGGCGGAGCGGACGGGATCGGTACTAATTCGGTAAGCAATTGTTTCTATTAGACTTATTTCTTATCGAACTAGCACAATCCCTAATGTATCCCTAATGTATCCCTAATCGGCAGACAGCACTTCCTCTAGGGCTTTGAGTATCGCTTCGCGGTTGTACTCCTCAAACTCACGCTGCTGAGTTTTAAGCTTGTCATGCCGCTTGCCTACAGACTCGGGGTTGTTGCGCCGACTCCTGCCCGTTGCAGCCTTCGCAAGCTCCGCAGTGGTGCCAACGTAGTTACCCCAGATAGCGTTGTAGGCCGCGTTACTCAGATTGCCACCCTGCCCACTAGTCGCTGACTTAATCAGATCGTGGAAGCTTGTGTGCTTGCCGTCAGGGACGACCTGGTTAAGCATCTCAGCGAACACAGCAAGCTGGCGCATGTCCGTGTTGATAGACCACTTGCCATCCTCGCCTTTTTTCATATTCAGCATCTGGCGTACTTCTGGCGAAAGACTGTCACCTGCGGAGGACAGAATTTCATCCATGTCTCGCAGGGTTTCATCTAGATTGATGCCGCTAGCAGTATTGTTGGTTAGCCCTCTGCTGCGCCGGGATACCTCGCGAGCCTTCCGTGGGTCAAAGCTGTCAGTGTTGAAATCTACATCTTCGCCACCCATAGCCTTGTTCATGCTGTTAAAGACCTTGATCACGCCGCTCAGATTGTCGTTGGCATCGCCATATCCAATGCCCCTGGCACCCGTCTCTGCTCTCAGAAACTCGTTGACCTGTCCAGACATACGCTGAATCAGGTCGGTCCCGTAGCCACTCTGACCAGACTCCTTAGAGTTGCCAAAGCCGGTCTTCTGCAGATAGCCTTTCAAGGTATCCAACTGACCGAAGTTCGCCTCTGACACATCGCCCTCTTGCAGGTCTGTGTACATACGCTGAATGGCCGACTTCAACACCCCCCGCTCTTTCTCTGGGATCTCTGAACCGCTGAAGTCCACCTCTCCAGTTCTTCTGTCTACAGTGATCTTCTCTTTTAGAAGCATCTCGGTAACAGAATCAAGCAATCCGGTTGTGTTGGCCTTGTAGCCTCCAGCATCAGCCTCTTTCATCACTCTGCGAGCTTCTGCCAGATCAGCAACATAAGTTTTACCCAGCTCTGCAACCTGCCCGGTACGCTCTTCAAACTGCCTGCCGATAGTGTCGCGTGACGAGACTCTGCCTGAATCAATGGTTCTGATGCGCTCACCAGTTATTGGGTCGATACCACCGTAAGCCTGCGTCTGTGCATCCTCTGCCATTTGAGCAAACAGTTTTTTCATTTCCGGTGATGCGTTGGCGACAACCTCGGTCATCTCTGGGCCAAGCCAGCGATTGATTAGCAGGGTTTCTGCATCTGCTCTCCTGGTTGCCGCTTTGCCGTCAGCCCGTGCCGCTCGCCAATCTGTATAGGACTCTTCGGTTTTGTTGACCATATCTCGGCCAACTTGCGTGACAGCATCAGCGCTATCTTGCAGAGGCCTAATAGGCGGTGCCTCGGGGTCGTTAACTCTGCGAACCAGGGCAGCGCCCTCACGACCAGCAGACATTCCTGGAGCTATAGTAGGAGGTAGAGCCTCGGCCATCCTCATTGCTTCGTCAGGAATGAGATCTGTCACATCTTCCGCTGACTCAGAATCAGGTACATACATGTTGTTAGTCATGGTTTGCATGAATCGCTGACCAACTTCGTTACCTGTCTTGCCCTCTCCGCGAGTCCAGGCTGGCGCTGTGTATTCAAGGCCGTCATTGCCTATTCTGAGGTTGCCAACGGTCTCACCGACACCCTGATCAAGCAGGTCTACCGCAGCGGTATAGATACCCCAAGGCGCGCTAGAAATGCTTTGAATGTTCTCCATGACGCCCATGAAGGTCTCTAATGGACCGTGTCCCCACTCCTTCTTTTGTGTAGGCGGCAACTCACCCTCAATGTCCAAGCCTGTAGGGATGTCATCTGGGCTGTTAGAGGAGATGTTGGGGTCAACGTAACCCGCCTCCAAAGACTGCTTTGCGGGTTCCTCATTGCCACCGACAAGTACATCTTCCCAGCTTAATGCGGGAGCAGCGGCACCCTCTGCGGTGGACTCCTCTACAGAGTCTACTAATACGTCTTCCCAACCCATTACTGTTCCACCTTCACAAGCAGTGGTTTTCCGTCTTCCGTTACTTCATAACGCCTCTTTTCCCCTGTTGGCGTTATATAGATGTTGCCCGGCTTCAGTCGCCCCGAGAAAAGCTCTCTGTCAAATGACTCACTCGACATGCCAGTGAAGTTCTTGCGTTGCGTGTAGTCGGAAGCGCCTTCAGTTTGGAAGTTACTAGGAGCCAGACCCGCCGCTCTGTCGCGAGCGTTCTCCATAACGTCATAGATGATGTTGAGGTGTTCATTCACCATCTCATCGGAGATCTTGCCTTGACCAAAGCCTCCGAAAACATTTGACAAGAATCCCTCGCCCTTCGACCCGCGTGACAGGGCGCTAATGGAAGAGTCGAGCTTGGCTTGCTCTGAGTCTGTGATCGTACCCGACCCCTTCAGCTTATCTCGCTCCTCAATACTCAGGCTCCCAAGAAGCATTTCGATTTCAGCCAGCTTATTGTTCTCTGCACTACGCAGACGCAAAGCATCGGGCATAAAGGCATCTACTGAGCCGTACAGATCTTCCACGCCTTCGCCCGCCACAAACCTGTAGCTCTCGTTACCGTTTTCATCGGGAACCAATTGCCGCCCACCAATGCGATTAAGGTTTGCCAGAATCTTGTCGGCACTTCTTATAGACCCTGGGGCGGCTGCTATCTCTTCTGCGGTAGCTTTGTTCACCTCCGCTCTCGTCGTAGCCTCTGCTGCTGCTTCTGGGGTGACACCACTGGATGAGAGACCGGGTGTGCTACTACCACCACCAGCGACTGTAGGATCACCACCAGGGACTGTAGTAGCCCCATTCTGCCCGTTAACTTTTCCTGCGGCCCACTGCTCCAGCCAAGGCGTAATCGCGTTGCTATGAAGGGTGGTTCCGTCTGAAAGCTGTGTAGTGATCGTTGGCTCGGTCAGAACGCCTAGCAACGACCCAAGCGCGCGGGGATCGGTTATCCCCATCTTATCTCCTATGTCGTCACGCTCGCGCATCGCTGCGGTGCGTAGGTCTTTCTCGTTACCCTCTGCCAGCAAGCTATCGTCGAAGCCGCTCATGCGCTTCTGACCTTCGCTTAGCGTGTAGTCATTACCGTCAAACTCTTTGACGGAGTTACTGGCGCGAACATAAGCGGCTTTCACTGGATCAATTTCGTCTAAAATGCGCGCATAGGCTTCTACCTGGGGATCCATGACACCCAGTTTCTGACGCTCTGCTTCTGCGGCAGCGTAAGCTTTTAAGTCTGTCGCGTAATTCTGCTTCGCCTCTACGTACTCAGGGGCAAACATAGCGGCCAGCGGACCTTTCATCTCACCGAAGAACGCATCCTTCAACAGCCCAAACGTACCCTTCTCATCTTTGATCTTGGTCGTATAGTGCTTCGGAGCCTCTAGCAATGAACCTGCTAGATCTGCCTCGACGGAATCTTGTGCCGCTTTCACCCTTGCCTTCTTGGCGTTGATGTAGTCTTCGTCGGTAACACCAAGGTCACCGAGCAGACCTCGCACTGCAGCGGCTTGAGTTCTGAAATCGTCAATAGCCATCTATCGCCCCTTACCGCTTAAATTGATTACGCATGTAGTTGTTGACGTTGAAGGGCGCTTGTTGGTTAGTTGGATATGCGCCGTTCACGCCCCCGTACTGGCCCATCTGCGCCAACTGTTCTGGCGTCAGTCCATACGGATTAGGTGCAGCAACGTCTGGCTCTGGATTTCGCTCAATACCCAAAGCGCTGTCTAAGCTAGAGAGAAGACCGCCAGGCTCAAACAAAGCATTGTCTGCCTTGTCCTTGCTTTGCCCGACCTTATCCATAAAATTAGTGAACCCAGGGTTTTCAGCCATCATGGCCTCACCCCTCTCCACTAGCGGGCCTAGCAGCGAGGTTAAAAAAGAGGTCTGCTTGCCCATAACCCCATCTAACGCTTTATCGGCCTGTGCCTGAGTGGTTCGGGGTACAGGATTGTAGCCACGATTACTCTTGCCCTTGCTTCTGCTTGACATAATTATGCTCCTTACCCTGGATACTCAATGCCCCAGCCAGAGCTGCTGCTCGTACCGGACCCTGTGCTGTTGTTAATGTTTGTCCCCTGATTTGTATTCAGGCCCACGTTCATGCCGTTGCTAAAGCCTTGGCTATTTGAGCTGTTTTGGCTGCTACCCATAGACGATCCCAGCACTGTAGGCCCACCGATGATCTGACCGTAGGCTCCTGTAGCGTTCAGACCAGCCATTGCCGGGTTGAACTGGTTCATCGCACCCTGCTGCATCGCTCCCAAGTTCCCCACTCCAGCCTGTTGGTTGCGGTCCATCATCGCGGCTAAATTCATCTGGTTCTGAACGCCTTGATTCTGTGCATTAAATCGGAGCTGGTTCAGTCCCTGCATGGTCTGCTCATCTACGTTATCGGCCATCTGGCTGACTTGATTGCGGTAGCCAGACGAGCCAGACATTCCTGCCGCCGCCGCCCTTGCATCAAGACCGCCAAGGTTTTGCTGCTTGAGTTTCGCGGCGTCACTCATCATGTCGCCCGCCAGAGCGTCCGTGTAGGCATTGGGGCCGACCTGCCCCTGTAGGCCGGAGGCAAAGCCACCGCCAAGCTGGTTACCGTAGCCGCCTTGCGCCTGGTTGAACGCGCCAGACACCTGATCCTGCACCTGTGGCTGCATACCGTTGATGGAGTCAATGGCCTGACCGTACTGGTTGCCAGCGGAGTCATAGACGTTCTCTAGGGCGTCCTGCTGGCCTCCCCATACGTCCTGGCTACTACTATTAAAAGAGCTGCCGCTGGACGAAGAGCTATTTCCAGAGGTGTTTACCCCATAGTTGACACCCATGCCCGAATTTACGCCTAGTCCAGAGCTACTAGAGTCCTGCTTACTGTTGCTCTTACTCTTGTTTCCCATGCTATTTCCTCAAATCCTTTCCAAAAGTAATCTCTGTAATTTCCCAGCCGACCCTGTCAATTGCATATTCAACCGCAGGCATTTGGACCGACTTGGTAGATATGTGTTGGCAATTAAGATGCCTTGCTACATCTTCGTAAAATTTTGCGTAAGTAACAGCGTTAGCACCGCCACGCTCCCGCGCCCAAGAAATCCAGAGCAGGAAGGTCTTGTCACCTGTAAAATCGTCTGTCTCTACTATCGAAACATTGAAAAAGTCAGGATGGACCCAAAGAAGGCTCTCTCCCGAAAGGACACTTGCGTAAATATCCTCGGGTCGCCACGATAGGTTTGGGTCGAGATCCAGTATTTCTTCTAGGCCCGGCTTAACCCAGTCCCATTCCTCACGAATATTCGCTACTCGCGGCTGTGCTACGTCAGGTTTAGCTTCTTCCATACGAGATCTCCATTCTCTTCGACGCATCCGTAAAATCCTTTCTCACGGACATAAACAATGGCACCCATCTCACGGCGCAGAGGCATCTGGCCGATCACTGGCGCGATAAAACGCGACAGGTGCGAATCAATTCCAAAGAACTGCCGATCAAGAAACTCTGCCAGTTGCTCATCAACGTCCCCCGGTACAGGCTCAGCTCTATAAGTCATCTTCCACCCGCCGGGTGAAACTCAACGTCAAAGCCAGTGATATTGAAGTTGCCATTTGCTGGCCCCTCCATTCGGTACGAGTGCAGCTCGCCTGTCGTTCTAATGTCAACCTTGCGGTCAGTCCTTGGATTAAACTCAACCCCTTTCTTCCAGGTCGAGCCTGCACCAGCGTACTGGTGTGAACCCACAGAGATAGTGACAGGCGTATTGCCTTCTACCTGAGGATAGATTCGCGTCACCGTGGTAACGTCCTCATGGCCCACGATAGGCATGGCTTGTCTCTCTATAAATGTAGTGAGGCCATCCTCTTCTGGGCTTTGTGTGTCGATGTTGTACACATTAGAACCAGAGGCTCCGATCAGCGCTCCGTCAAACGGTTGTCTGTTGGCGGAGGCCCATGTGGTGCGCTCGCCCTGCCAATTGCCCGGCCACTCCTCCCAAGAGAGGACTTCGGTCGGCTGGTTGCCGTATAGCGCGTGCGAGAACACACGCTCGGTAGACAGGTCGCGCAACGACCAAGTGTTGTCTAAATAGTTGAAGACGTATGCCATGTTGGGCTTATCGTAACCGGCCTCTGCAACACAGAACCATATCTCCTGCATGGTCTTGTGGTGGACAGCAAAAGCAGTTTCTCGCGCGTCCTCGTTCAAAGACCCTGCGAAGCGCTTTCGGAGCCGGTTATGCAACAGCGACTGAGCCTGGTTGCCGTCAAAGACGATGATGTCCTCGTTGCTGATGTAGTAGTGCTTACCGCGTACCTCGACCAGCGCGTTACGCCCAATCAGCCCAGCGTTCTGGCTAAGGGTTCTCCTGCGCCAAACCAGTGCATCACCTGTATAGTCTAAAACTGACAAAGCCTGACGGCTGTAGATCACGAAGCTGTCACGCAGGCTCTCTGCGCCGACAATCGCGCCACCACGGCCAAGCGTGAGATAGCCAGCAAGGCTTGACGGGTCTTCGTCTGGCCCCTGCCACGTATAGGGTATGCCGTTAGGCTCGCAAGGGTGGCTCCAGCGAACGCGGTCCTCGTAGTAAGTCAGGACTCCAGTGTCTGGATCTGGCTCGGTGCAGCCCATAGCGAACAAGAAGTTCTTGTGTGATTGCAGGATTCGGCAGTATACCTCCGCATCCTCCCAGGTCTGGCCAGGCGACCAATTCAGCTTCGTCACGGGGTCCGTTCCGGCCCAGTCGGTGAAGTAGATGGGGCCGATTGCTGGGTTGTTGAAGAACGTCACCTGACCCACCTGGCAGCTAGTCCAACCGCTGGGGCTTACCTCTCCAGAATCGTATAGGGCGGTGAATGCGTTGCTCTCGTAGCTATCAATTCCACTGTTGTGGCACACCAACCACGCGGTAGTACCCTCAAAGTCCGTAGACTGCTCAACGTGACCAATTTCGCCCCTGGCAGAACCCTGTGTACTCACAAGCTTGGAGCCGCCAGACGCCGCTACCTTTCCGGCAGCAACGCGGAAGTTGCGCCCGTCAGTGATGGCATTAGGAGGCAGATCCCATGCAGCGACATCAGAAATTACGCCAACACCGCCTATATCGCGGACATTAGCCAGCATTGGCGAGTTCCTTCACAGCCGCAAGCAAAAGCACTGTCAGCTTGGGGTAGTCAACGCGCAAGTAGTCGCCGTCACTTGACACGCACTCGGGCAACACGGCCTTGATCTGCTGGGCTGACACGCCCACCTGTGGCTCGTTCTTCATGCCGTGGGTTACGCCTGCCGCGTTGGGTACATAGTGAAAGCATTCAAGCATTTTGACCTTGTCAAGAGCGTCCGTCACAGGCCGCTGTACGTCCTTCAGGCGGTCGTCTGAGAGACTCAGTACGTTGCCCTTGGCGGTGATATCACCTTCGGCAGAGACGTTCCCAGAGCCGTCTACGGTCATCTTTGTGGTCTCTGTCCACTTGCCGCCCACGTTGTGTACGACGCTGCCCTCTGCAAGCTCTGGATCGACGATGTCGGCCCTCGGGCTGTCAGATCCGGGGAAGGTCTGTTGCAGCACCTTTTTAATCAGCCGGATGTGGTTATCGCCGTCAGAGATCGCGTCCTCCTTGGTGGGCCACGACGCATTAAGCTGTTCGATATAGTCTGCGTTCTCAATTCCCATTCTTTTTCTCCATGTCGCTTACACCCCTGAAGCCACACTCATTCGTTGCGACATTATTTCGTGGTTGCACGTTCCAATCTGTTTTGGGGGCGCATCTCTTGATCCAACCACGCTCAACGTGTGGCCTGCTTCCGGCTAGGGATAGGATCATGCCGCCAATTACGGTTTGCCCAATCATGACGACTCCGTCTCCTCAACACTGCTGTTGTCCGAGTTGTCGCTGTTGTCGCTGTTGTCGGAATTGTCAGAGCTGTCGTTAAAGCTGTCACTATTAGTGTCGCCTGACGTAGTGTTATAGCTGTCCGTATGGGACTCAGTCTGATTGTTACTGTCAGAAATAGTGTCGCCACTAGTGGTGTCGCCCATCGTAAAGGTAGACATGTCTAAAATGGCTTCATCGCTAATGTTGTACTGCGCGGTCTCACGCGAACCCAGGGTGGCGAAGGTGTCCATCATCTTCCCCTCGGTTGCCGCATCAGCCAGTTCAGTCCTAGTGTTCTGACGAGCAATCGTTTTCTGCAGGCTCATATTAAGAGCCGCAACACCGACGTTTGTGATGGGGTTAGCTAGCACCTTGGCCCAGTCTAGAGCCGTGGTATCACGCTCTGTCTTAATCAGTGCCATGCCCTGCTCTTGAACGCCACCAGACGCGCCATCTGTTGCGGCGGCAACTGCTGCCACGATAACTACGTTAGACGCAGCCTCTGGGTTGGCCTTTACTACCTCTGCAAGGGCATTCCACATAGCCTGCTTCTCAAGCGCTTCTATCTGCTCGCGGTTAACGCGGGCGTCTGTCTGCACTTTGATGGCTTCTACTTGGGCGCGCCTGTAATCCTGCTTGCTGTGCATCCGCTGTTGAGCTGACGCGCATCCAAAAAGCGATGTGACCAACAATAATGCGATGAGTCCTTTCATCAGTATTCTCTCCGTTCAAAGTTTGTTAACTCTCCGTAATCGCCATCTTCGATGACGCGAAACTCTCCAGAATTGTCGCGATTGATCATTTCGCAGCGCCCTCTTTCAAAGTCGATCATGAATAAGGGTATCTCCTGGCCTTTAACTTTTGTGCCAGCGCTCTTGAGGGCATCCTTGAAGCTCAGCGCATCGAATTCCCGAGCGCGAGGCAACTGGAGCGGCTCCTTAAACAGAACTGCGAATTTCCTCATGGCTAAACTCTCTCTATTGTTAAGTCCCGAACCTTGAATCTGGCCCGGTGATATTCATCTCTCGCCACTCCGGGCAACCACGCGTTGATGTTGACCACAACGTGGCGGTAGTTTTCGTCCACGGTAAACGTCTCGT